CGCCATTATGCGGAGAATGAACCCCGCACTCCTCTCACTTTAACCTCACTCCGTTGGTATCCATCTCCAACGTAGTCCGGGGTTACCGGTGTCGAATCGCAAGGCTGATCCATAAGGATCTTCAATCCCGCCTCGCGTTCGACGAGTCCACCATCGTACATACTCATATTTATCGACGGAGCCAAGGAGGTCTCCAGGATCGGTAATAGAGGTATATACGATAGTCCAACTTCGCACTTCATCACGTTGGTAGGGTACGCTAACTCGAGACTCTAGGTGAGAATTCCTAGGAGCTCGGGCAACGATCCCAAAAACGTCAGGAGTGCTAACGTAAGGAATGGAGTTACTGGTAGTCGCTTTACTTTTTAAGCGACCGCCACATTCCCACGTCATAATGGAATCACGTAAAAATCGATACAGATGTCTGTACGATCTCGCGTAACTCTCATTTATGAGATGGACTTGTGATGCGACATGTGTCGAGGAAAGCAACCTCTTCACACCTTTGACTGTGAAGTACAAAGGAGTTATGTCGTGTCCGTTTAGGTAGTAGCCTCCGCAAGACTCACGGAAGGCCTGATTGCCAACGAAAGATTTCTCCTCATTGACAACAAAACCTAAGCGGACTAAGATGGACTTGACAATATCCGTTAGACGTCCGTCTAAACAGATATCGTCGCCATACACAGAGCACGGTTGGAAGGACCTATTGGAATAACCTGGAGTATCCTGCATCAAGCAGAGTACTTCATGGATAACCGTTGGTGTCAACCAGTCGGAAAAGGCAGTGTGTATGTCTCTTGACTCGTAGACGTAAAGGCACATAGCGTAAACTACGACTGACGCAAAGATAATACATTGCGTCGGGAAGCAGAGTGCCGATCCCATGGGCGCAAACTTATGGACGGAGATAGATCTACCGTCTGGAAGTCTTACACTCGAGGATCGACTAGCTAACATAGGAATTAACCAAGACGGTGGAAACACCGCCTTCACTAACGCCAATGATAAGCTATCGCTCGCAGAGCTAAGATCAAGGGTATCAATCTCATTAGAGAAAGACCCAAACTGGGACAATGCCCGGTTCTTGCTCTGATCACGAATGTCAATGAGTTTAGACAAGCGTGATTGGCCTATCAGTTCCATGAACTGCCCCATGATGCCCTGCTGGAAGAACATGAGAGTGTTCGGCTCCATACAAACGGAGCGAGCAACCTTCATATTCTTTGGCCGAAACATCAGAAGTGATTCACGAGAACTAACGCCTTTAGCAGGGGTCCACTGTGAGGGATCAGGGATGATCTTCTCAACAGTAAGACCGTGATCCTCCCCATAGCCGTACATTCCTGCATGGCCATGAAGAAGGAAGCGATCTATCACGGGATCGAATCGGAGGGTTTTTATCTTCCCGATCCTACCATGAACACCACGTTCGCGTACCGATCCAGGACCAAATTTTGGTCTGAAATCGTCAACGACATAACGTGGCAGCAGGGTTGCAAGTATCGTCCTGAGAACGGACGTATCTTCTTCCCTAAGAACTAAATCGCCTAGTCTGGACTCAACATCGAGCCAACCGCGAAAGGCGGTCTCGTTGAACGTCGAATCGACGTATTCTAACTTCTTTCCGAAGTTTAGAAAAGTATAAAGATACTTCAACGACTCGATATCACCAGTCTTATAGTAACGGTTATATTCGAAGAACACAGGTGTGTCTTTGAAACCGTCTATCCAGTCACCTATTGAGGATTCTGGACCCACGATAGTCGTCGTAGAGACGAGAGCGTGGGCAAGGCTGATCATGCGGAGCACGGTCGACTTCAAACCATCAGTACGAATCCTGTCAAGGAAACGCACGTAGGTCTGATGTGGGCGCGTGCCCGATGGGAGTGGACTATCTGCTAAGAGGGACAACCAACCGGCAATGAACAATGACATAACGCCAATGTTCGCCTGTGAGTAATCCTTCAACGATTGGCAAAAAGCGTCGTCCACAACAAAGGAACGACGCCCGTCCGAGGTGTTGATAAACACCTCATGCCGCATCTACTTGACCTGCGAAATTCCAAAAAGGAGCTTCGCGAGCCACGTGGTGTCACGGGCCTTTGCCGTGACCGACAGATAAAGGAAACCGAAAAGGTTTCCAATAAAGTCATCCATGTCGGCGACCTCGATGGTCATATCGGCAGGGACAAGGAAGGATATGGTACCAGAAATTGCTTTCTTGGTATCCAGACCCGACACGCTGTCGGCCATTGTGGCCCAGGTGCTGAAAGTCATCGAAATTCGACGTACGTTACCGGTCGATCTCTTTTGGAGAACGCATCGGTAAACGACAGTAGCTGGGTAGCTATTGTCGCCTGACGGAATCGTATACGATGACACAATCTCTCCTGTTTTGGAGTCGATTGTAACACCAGAGAGGAGCATAGTGCTCTTTTCCGGGATTTCAACACTCACATCTTCGACAGAAGTCGAAGCGTGATCGATACTGTATGTCAATGACATATGGGTCCAACCTTTCGTTGAACTAACCCGCAAAGCGGGTGGATAGAATATCAGCCAAAGATGAGCTGATATAAGAGACTACCTACAGTGCCTATGTTAGGCAGAGATGTAGGTATGCCGAACCCAAACCGGGAATTTCTCGGGAGTGGACTATAGAATGAAATATCTCTATAGTACACACGGAGCTTCGCCAGTTCGCTGGATGCATTGGACATCTCTAGGGAATCCAATTCATTAAGCGATAAAGGGCTGGTGATGAGATAGGTGTGCACGAAGTAAGCGGGAATAGTCGCTAATAAAAGCGAATACTCAGCTCTTCTAAGTGCTTCACCGATCCCAGTGAACCAATTAGCTACGAAGCTAAATGGAATAAGGTCCCAGAGGTTCGAGGCTTTTGGTAGAAGACCAAGAGCATCTATCCCTAAGACGGCGGACAGGAGCCCGGACGGGCTCGCATCCATGACTAACTTGGTGCGAGTCAACAAGGTAGCTTCCTTCCTTCCGAACTCATTGCTGAAGTTGAAAGAAAAGGAACCACGTCCTATAGCGTTCTTTTGGATGTCTCCAAGAGAGCGCATCGTCGACAACATCTTCGGTAAGTACTCGGTGACGAGCCCATGATAGGGTCGCCACTCAAAGTTAGCCTGAAGAGTTGTAGAGGTTGCAAGGTCTAGTATGTCCTTGATTAGGGCACCACTAAGATCTCGCTTAACAAGACGCCCGAGAATTGAGACGGCCTCCCCAAGTTGAGGAAGAACGTTGATAATTCCGGGAATCTTTGCTAAATTTTGGAGTACATTAACTCCAAGATAACCTTCTGCCGTTTTAAAGGCATCGACGGTCGAGAAAAGAGACGAAGGTATGATGTCATCAAAGTTGTCTTGGATAGCCTCTCGGAATTCACCGAGGAGGTAACCACGAGACAACCTGTTCTGTGATGACGTACAAACGTCTCTCGCCTCAAGTATGTTGAGGTCGGGATAGGTTAATGCATTGGCATACGGCACAAGTGTGCCGGTACCAAATACAGAACCACTCGGGGATCCACTGTATCCGCTGTAAACGCCGTTAAAGTAGTGATACTCTAGCGACGCATTAGGCGATTCAGTGTAATCGTACGAGTATATCCCAGTCCCAACAACAGGCACATTATCAGCGGTGAGAGTCCTAAAATAGAACTCAAGACTGCTGTCCCAAGAGCCACCCTGGCCGACTTCGTCCAGGTTGACATATTCCATATGATACTTAACTACAAGATGGGACTTACCATCATAGGTATAGCGAAGGTTCGTCATTGAGACGACCCGACGCGAACCATATGAGGTAACAGTGGTAACAATCTCTCTACCTACTAAAGAACTTAGTAGATCGAGGAAGTTATACTGATGCCATGCGTAGCTATGTACGACACCGGTAACGGTGACAGGAGTTGTGGAATTAACCATAAACTCACTCATAATGGACTCGTCTTCAACTTTATCGACAACCACATGAGTACCGTGGAAGTCAATCATAGTTGGGACGATTGGGAGACGTGACTGTTTTGCCATGAGATCACCTGAGAGTGAGAAATGTCTTACTGGATGTTCCCCCTGGGAAGACGGAGCAGAGATGCTTCGCCCAGTGAAAAGCAGGTCCAGTATCTGAAAGTTACGGGTTATGTTTCCGTAATGATCAGAGTCATAGGGCTCTAAGTCGGGTGGGTATCGGATAGGTTTTGACGAGACCTTTAAGGTAACGTCAGCCGATCCTCCGCCAACCAGACCACAAAGCTCTCCTATCGATCTAGGCCCTGTCGGGACATACCAAACATAAGGTGTGTCTCTAAAGAGTAAGACGAATAGGTCATGATTCATATTCACGAGACGGGCTAGATCACCTGAGTTATCTAGTGCCCCGTGAAAGGTAAATGCAGATTCAACAACCTGCGAAGTACCTGAATAATGAATAGACAACGACATAAATCACCTCCATGGCAAATACGACGTGGACCTCGTGGCGATCACTGGGAAGCCGGTAGAGCAGTATCCAAAATGGATAAAACTTGCACGGCGACCTTAGAGAAAGCCAAGAGGTAATGTATCGAAACACGAAATTTCGCATACATATGCTACCTCCAAGATATGAGACACCAGCGATCTATCCCTTTCTCTTGAAAGGCAGTCACAAGGACCACATCTCGTAGGGGATACTTATGTTGCAAATTTCAGCAACTATAACCGGTTGTCTCTCGGATAGTCATGAGTGGGGTTAAAC